AGTGCAAATCTTACCCTCATGCCAGCAGCTCGCATAATAAGCAGGAATAACACCTATCTCACTCGCCACCAGAACAGGAAGTGGAGTTCTCCATACGCTTTCCTCAAGCTCAGGCATCCGCTCACAGCACTTAATCCAGTCACCCATATCACTGCTCTCCGTTCTGATTGGCTGGCGGCATGCTCTGCACTCTGATTTTAAGGAGTTGCATTTGAAGCACGATCTCTCTGATGCGCTGGGCATGAGTCATCATCTGGATGATGGATTCGTCCCGCTGCTCTTTAGTCATTTTTTCCATCTCAGTTAATCTCCGTTCTGCTTGGTGGCCCGCTCCGGGATAATGCGGTAGGCGATGATGTCGAATCCGTTTTTTGCTGGGCCGTTGCGCCATGCGAAATGCTGGGCCTGCCGTGGAATTACCGTCACTCCGTTTCGCAGTTTAACTTCAACCATTACGTGGACATCCACTGGTGGAAGTGCCATCTCACCATTCCAGTGTAACCACTTATTCTCGCCCCGCTCCTGCTGCTCCAGTATGGGGAGTGCAACCTCAATCAGTTGCAGGATATTTTTCGGAGTAGCCAGGTCATACCAATCATCAGAAGCGTCAGATGATTCACGGCACATAATTTCTTCATGCGCTGCTGATTTAAGTTTCTTTACAAGTTCAGCGGTTGGCTTTTTCACTGCTATCTCCTTCATTCTCATCCCAAATCTCAATCAGTTTTTCCAGCGCCTGTTTGTAATACTCTTCCCTGATAGAAAGGCCAGCGCAACGCGCTTTTGAATACTGCAGCCCCTTAAGAAGCTCCTGCGCCTTTTCTTTGGTTAGCTTTTGCATTTATCCTCCTGCATCATCAGGAAGACAATCATTGCGGACCGCAACGGGGCGGTTGGCTGCCCATAATGCTCAGAGACCCTGCCATTGCTATCTACATGTCGGCACAAAACCCAATGAGCTGGAGGATCAATAGTTGAGTCAGCATCGAAAATAATACTTATTTGTTGCTCGGCAATAATAGGCCCGGCATCAGCCCAAGAGTTGCAGAAATCTTTAAACGTATAGCAATCGTTTTTGTGGAAAATCTGCACATCTTCTCTGTGAGAGTATGGGGTTATGGCTTGGTCTCCAGGATAAACCACCAAGGCAACTCTCCTGTTTATCTCTGCACTACTCATTTCGCTGTAATTCATTTCTGCTCACCCTGATATTTATAATTAACGTGGTCAACATGCGGATGCGTGCCGGGCCATGAAACCATGCTCTGCTTGTTGCGGCCCATGCGGTTTCTGACTTCACGCAGCTGCTGCTGCACCGCATTGCGCTGTTTATCCAGATCATCAAGCTTCGCAATCAACCACGCCTCTTCTGCTTCGTCATCGCTTCGTACTGGTTGTGCTGCCATTTGCTCATTCTCCCGTAGTATTTTAGTGCTAATGTTTCCAGCGCCAGGTAGTTATCTTCATCACAGAACTGAATTTCCCGCACCAGGAAGTATCTTCTCAGGAGCGGCGTACTGCTCTGTGGTTTTCTTGCTAAACGCTTCGTAGCTGTCGAGTTGACCATTGCGATATGCTGCCTCCACCCACGTGAGTATTGACTGGCGCACATGGTTAATAGTGTGCTCATCTGCGCCGTGGACTTTAAGCTGGAATGTGGCGAACTCAACTGAGTGCGCTTTTATGGTGCCGATACCGGGTTCCACAATTCTACTCCTCTATGTGATACAATCTACTTCATCGCTTGACCTGATACTATATCTACGTCATCATAAGCGCAAGTTTAATTTTGAGAGGATGTGATGGGAAAGAAACGTAGCGAGCCAATTGATGCATTAACCAAGATTATCACCGAGCGCCAGCCCGTAACGCTGCGTGGTGTGCGCCAGTATGCGGCCTGCTATGTAGCAATGAAGCAGTGGACGCGCGAAGAGATGTATGACTTCGTTCGCGAGAATTTCGACGTGGATGGCGAGAATAAAGTTACGCTTAAGGTTGAGGAATGAGTGGAGAAAAGTTTGACGGCGGCAAGCTGCGCATGAGCCTGCTGCCAGCTTCCGCGCTGAATGAGATTCTGTCTGTGCTGGAATTTGGTGCTCAGAAGTACGCGCCTGATAACTGGCGCAAGGTTGACAATCTGCGTGAGCGTTATTTCAATGCAGCACACCGTCACTTGTCAGCATGGTGGTCAGGTGAGCGCAATGACCAGGAATCAGGGTTTCATCACCTTGCCCACTGCGCATGCTGTATCATCTTTCTTTTAGCTATTGAGATGGAGAACAAATAAATGCCATTCATCGACCTCACAAAAGCACAGCTATCATCCGATTACAGCGTCATCACCGACACCAGTGCATCACTGCAATCCATCAACATCAGCGGAGACGCATCACTTAAGGTGGGTGCCGCAACCATCAGCTATCTGGTCAACAACCTGTCGCTTGCAGAAGCAAAACCCGTGCTACTCAGCACCGGCAGCAATTATTATAAACTTGGCGACTACGCCGATGGCAAAGTAAGTGCGGAACTGGTGCGCATTATCGAATCAACAACAGGCGAGGGTAAATAACATGGCAACACAAGGCTTTGATCGTCCGGTAGCCTTCCGCGATGAGTGGGATGATAAAACCAAGCATGAAGTTGGATTTGGCGAGGGTTAAAGATGTGCGAGATTGATTTGGGTCTTTTCGACGAGTATGAAAACGCATGAAATAAAGCCCCTTCCGGGGCTTTTATTTTGCATTTCTGTAATAATCCTGCCACTGATACACCTGAAGCCTCAGGGATGCCGCACACTTCGCGTTATCCACATCGGCCTGCAAGTCGGAATCACTATCCGTACCGGCAGCTACCAGCTTGCATGGTTCACTTAGCATTGAGGCCGATGGAGTTGGCAGCGTCGATGGCTTGCTGGCGCAACTGCACAGCAGTATCGTCAAACTTGCACACAGTGCGATTCGGGTCTTGCACATATTTAATCACATCCCGGTAGACGGTACGGTATTTGGTTTCGGTGACAACCCGAACCTCTTCGGCCTTTGCATTGCTCTTATTCTGCTTATCATCGGCCTTGGCTTTGCGATCAGCATAGTCACGATTAACCTTATCAGAGTGTTCAGCCCAGCCAGCGCGATAAGAGTAAAGATGAGAGCCAGCCAGCAGGGCCAGAACGATGCCAGCGGAAATGAGCTTAAGTTGCAGATTCATCTTTCTGCACCTCATCCAGTTTCCGCTCCAATTGCTTGCTCTTCTTCTTATCCATGTGGCGACCAGCAGCGAAGAATCCAATCAGCAGTGAGTAGCCAATTGTCTTGGCTACGTATGGCGGCATTACGTCCTTAATATCCTGCGGGATTGAATGCCACAAGGCAATAAACTGGCCTGCATCATACTGGAAGTAACCCATCAGGGCTGCCCATGCCCACATCAGAGTTGCGCGCATCCTCCTCATGAGCAATAGAGCTCACGTTCAGCAGCACGGCGACGAATCAGGCCATTCATTACCTTTCCTCCTGCATTGCGCCACACGCCAAACTGCACAGCTGCACACTGCCAGCACTTAGCGTTATGCTTGCGCAGCAGCGTTGATTTGGTGAAATTGCCGAGGCCAATGTTGAATGCCAGCGACACCATTGCATCGAACTGGTTCTGCGTAGTCTCAACGGTCAGCGCATTGCTAACTCCAGCCTCAAATTTAATTAAATCCTTATGTAGCAATTCTTCGGCCTGAGCCTGAGTGACCACGTCGCCTTTCTTCACGCCGCCAGTATGTCCATAACCAATCGTCCACGGCTCGCCGCCCGTTCCTGGGTCTGGGTACGCCTTGAGGCTAACTCCCTCGAATTGCTTAATCAGGTCGATGCCCTTCTGTGAAATCTTCATCGCTCACTCCTCGCTCAATTTAAAATAATTCTACCATATTTACTGCGGCCTGTTGACATCTACTCCGCACATAGCTAATCTACTACACATAGAGCGGCAATGGTGCTGCGGAGGGTGGTAAAAATGGCAATTCATGCAAAAACAAACGGTCTTTTAGTTGGCGGTCGAATTATTGAAGAAACCGAATCTCACTGGCGATTCCATGCTATGGATGAGAAGCGACCAAAATACATTCAGAAATCAGACCCAAATAATCAGGTTTTTGATGGCGACACTGCCGCTGATGATGCAATTGACTGGCAGCTCATGGCGAGAACTGGCAAGAAATGAAAACCTCAACCGTAACCTGGTCAGGCTCACGCTGGAATGTAATACCTCTGGCATGCGGATATCTCTGGCGGCTGGTTAACCAATCTGACCACCGCAAAGCAGTAACAGTGAACCACGAAACGCTGATTCAGATCCAGCATGGTAAATAACAGTGATAGCTAAGTTTTATTGGCTATCGCAACTCAAAAGACATCGTAACGGGGAGGTAAAGGCATGAGTAAACGACTTGAGATTTTGAAAGCGTCTCTAGCTAAGAAGGAGGCGTGGTTTGATGAGCGCTTGCAAAACCACTTTGACACCGTAGCTCAGGCAAATGGACAGCCGCTCAACGACAAGCGCAATGGTCGCGCAACGCTGAATAAGTGGGATAAGCAGAGTGATGGCCTGAGGGCTCTGCAGAACAGCATTCAACGCACCAAGGTTGCAATCGAACGTGAAGAAACAAAGATTGCGAATGTAAGCCCGGTCAAACTACCCGCCTATCTTCAGCAGGCGATTAATGATGGCCTGATTAATCAGTGGCGAAAGCACCCGCGTTTCTTCTTTGTGGTTGGCGTAAACAGTGCGCGAATTGTTCTCGATGAAAAGACCGGAATTATCGGCCATCGCTACCTGAGCAAGATTTCAAAAGACGAATACCCCATTTTCCGGGATGTATTCAACAAGCTGAACCGGCAGTGCCGGGAGGCACAACAGGCTGCCTAACCCGCAGCCTTTTTCATATCTGGAGGCACCATGTTAAGCACGTCTGATTATGCATTTGGCTGGTTTGTGTTTGGCGTGCTGATGGTGCCGGGGTTTATAGCAGGAGGGAATGTATGAGTGGATTTAATGGTACGCTTGGTAATTGGTGCGTAGGAATGGATGGTGAAATTCTTTCTGACGCCGGATACATCGTTATGGCCGCCGACCTTGTTCACGGAAATGAAAGCGACCTTGAGTTGATAGCCTCAGCACCTGAGCTTCTTGAGGCGCTTCAGATATGCGCGGGTTATTTAGGGGAGCTTGGCCACAGTAGCGCCATTTATATGGCGCTAATGGACAAGGTTAACGACGTCATCAAAAAGGCATTGGGCCAGTAACCACTACAGGAGAGATGGGATGAATAAAGACATTGAGCAGGCTTACATCGACGAGAAGAAAGACGGCGCGGTTTCAGTGATGCAGGAATACTTCCCAAACGGCGGCAGAGACTTTGATGACATCAGCAAGCTGTATGACGCCATAGCCGAGGGCAAGGTTCCGGGAATTGGCATCAACTATTGAGTGACACCGTAAAGCTGTCTGCTTAGATAGGCCCGCCATGTGCGGGTTTATTTTAATTAAAAGAGGATTTATGGAGATCAAAGAATCAAGTTGGCCACAACAGCTATCATTTGCATCTGGCGGGATTATAAAGGACAGACTCACAAGATGCGATGGATACATTTGGCAAGGGCCGTTACCAAAGATAATCTTCCCCGGTGATTCGGTAGAGACTACTGGTGGTATTGGCATAAATACTTGGGTTGATAGCATCATATCGACACGGAAATAAAATTTTGGCATCATTCATTGCGGACAAATAGTAGCCTTCCCAGAGTATCACCTAAAATAAGCCCCTATGTTGGGGCTTTATTTTTTCCTGTTACCGAACCACGCTGATTTCGCTTCCGCATATCTCTCTTTCGCGCGCTCGGTCATCTGAACCGCGCCATCAATCACAAGAGCCTCCGTCAATCCGCAATGGCAGTTAAATTTATTGCCATCCTGAGAATAGAAATCCGCAACCTCTTCTGGCGTGTATGTATTTCCATGCCTACGTCCATGAGTAACCCTGGTTGTAGGCAGCAGGGCAGATGACCATAGTAGCCTGGTGTTCAGGCCAAGAAGCACATTAGCTTCAGTCGCTTCATCCTGCCTTGCCTTGCGCAAAGCTCCTGTGATTTCGGTCTGTGCCAGTTGCTTAGCGTAGCTGTGGCTCACATCCAGGCGCTTGACGATGTCACCCCTGACGCCAGTGGGTGACTTGCCAGCCGCGATACCTTCAGTGATGACGCTTGCCAGTTGCGCTCGCCCCTGGTCGCTCAGTCCTTTCCAGTCGCTGTATGTGGATGAGTACGCAATGCCCAGGCGGCGCATGTAAGGCTCTGAGTAGAGAATGTCGCTAATGGTTCGCTGGGCTGCGTAATCTGCGCTCATATTAGCCAGGTTCCCCTGAGCAAGCCTCATGCCTGACTCATACGCGCCGCCAACGTCAATGCCAATCCACAGCCGGTTGTAGTCAGAACCATCAAGCAGCACATCATCAAGAATGCGCTGAATTTCGTCACTGATGGATGCTGCGCGCTGGGCGCTGAAGTCGTATTGATAGCCGTAGCCCTCAGCATTGCCCTGTACAGACTGAATTCCATCGAACATCTCAATGATGCGGCGCTGTAGCTCCTTGTATTTCTCATCCAGAACTTTCCATGCTGCACCAACACGCCGATTCGCACCAACCG